GCTGCAAAATCAGCGGCCGGGTTTGGCGACCCGAGCTTCAAAGGAGAGCACACCGCATCTCCATTCGAGTCTGCGGTTTTTTTGTGCTCAGTGCATGGCACGCCAAGCGTTATGGGGCGGGCCGTGTGGGAGGCCCTTCGGGGCCTGCCGGTTACCTTTGGCCGGTTCGCCAACCCGCGCGGTCCCGCCCTCCCTGTTTGGCGACAGGTAGGCGGGTTCCTTAACCGAACAAAGGAATCATGTCATGCATAACCACACCCAAGGTGCGCCCGCACCGTCCGTGTTTCACTTTTCCTCTACCGATCTCCGTGTTCTCCTGATCAACGAAGAGCCTTGGTTCGTCGCAGCCGATGTTTGCCACGCCTTAGCCATAGTCAACTATAACGATGCCGTACGGAATTTGGACGACGATGAAAAGGGGGTCGGTACTATCGACACCCTTGGTGGGAAGCAGAAAGTAAGCATCATTAACGAAGCCGGCCTTTACTGCCTGATCTTCAAATCCCGCAAACCCGAAGCCAAAAAATTCAAGCGCTGGGTTACCCACGAAGTTCTGCCGGCTATCCGCAAAACAGGGAGCTATGGCGTTTCCGTCTGGCAGCAGCCGGATCGCGCCTCTTACAAGCTCCGCCAACAGCTCTCCGACACCATCCAGTCGGTGACCGTCGGTTTCCGGGGCAAGGGCGCGGCCTACGCCATCAACGAACGCATCCGCAACCACTTCGGCGTGCGCCGGATAGAAGACCTCACCGCCCAGCAGGCGCAGGACGCCATCTTCATGGTGAAGCAGCTCCACGACGTGACCATGCGCTGGATTCGGGCGGTCAACAAGGCGGAGAAAGACTTTATCCGTCAGGTGCTCAAAGACGAGGGCGGCCCCAACCTCAGCGCACCCACCCTGGTCTGCCTGGACATCGACGCCCAGGGCATCGTCACCCCATTGCAGCATCCCGAGCTGAAAAAGCTCCAGAAAGCGAACCGCGGCATGCACGACATGCTGGCCCTGTTCCAGGACGAGGAAGAATGATCATGACAAAGGCAACCCAACAACTCACCATCGAAGACATGAACGAAATCCTCTGCACCCGTGCGGAGGAAGTCTTTCTGCTGTGCATGCTGATCACCCGCAGGGGGCTGGCCCATGCCTTCTGCAGTTTTTCAGGCCATGTGTCGATGCTCGACAGCAAAGTTCACCCAATCGACAGCCGCTACAAATCCGACAATTATACGGAATCCGTCGCCGAACTCCGCGTCTGGACCTCCCCGGAAGAACACTTCAACCCTGAAAAGGAGTTCAATAAGTCCATGGAGGAACTGAACACCTACATCAGCTATCTGAATTACATCATCGAGAAGGGAGAGCCGATCACCACCAACAACATGGCAGCCTGACTGATGATAGCACCAGCACCACAGAAGGGCGGCTTTCTGGCAAGGAACGCCGCCCTGCTCTGCCAGGACAGCCAATTCAGGCTGTACCTGGACAGACGCAGAGCCGCGAAATTCAACCTGTTAATCCCGGACGGCACCCATACAGAGGAAGACGCCCGGGAGTTCATCCTGCAGGCTTGTGGCATCAAGTCCAGGGCGGAGCTGGACCATAACCCACAAGCCGCAACGGTTTACCGGAAGATCAGGTATCACTACCAGGCTTGGCTGAATCGACAGCGGCGCCGGCAAGCTCTGCGATCTCGGTAAACAGGTTTACGCAGGCCTCGGCAACTCTGTTCGAGGCCACACCAGTGGCCAAAACCTTCTGCAGAAGCGATCCACTATTGGCAATATCGCCGATGGCTGCCAAAGCATCTTCGCAAGGGACTCCAACATTGTACTTCTCATCCGTCTGCATCTCTGTACTCCACTGAAATTCAATAAAAATTTGTGGCCACACAGATAAGCTACAGGAAGTCTTCAAACACGCAATCGATATTTAACAATGCATTACATTTGGAGTCCGATGCTATTCAATCAGAGGTAAGCCAGCTTGGAGAGGCATTCCTGCCTCTCCTTTTTACTGGGGCCGATATTGCCAGCCGTCATATTTATCGTGAGGCTCACTCTGACTCAGGTGGGTATATCGCTGCAGAGATGACCAGGTAGTGTGCCCGCTCACCCCAGCAACCCTGGGAATATCCCATCCCCGCTCGAATAGCCAGCTGATGCACTCATGCCGCAGATCATGAAAATGCAGATCCTCTATGCCCAGGAACTTGCACCACTCCGTAAATCGGGCACTGATTGATTTGGAGTTGAATGGAAAAATCCGATCCTCGGTTCTTGGTTGACGCTGAATGATCGCCCAGGCCTCATCAGTCAGGTAAACACGACGGTTGTTGCCGGTTTTATGGCTTGGGTGCTTCATGTCCGGCACAACAACGCTTTGTGTTCTGGCATCCAGGTCCGCCCACCGGATTCGGGTTATTTCATCCTGTCGACGGGCAGAGAACAGCGCGAAGAGGATAATCTCGGTCATGGGGATTTCGCGCCGAGATGCCGTACTTTCGCCATATTCCAGCAGTGCCTCCAACTCATCAAGAGTCGGTCGACGATTCCGCTGTGCCGGCTTACCCACCAATCGTTCACGGCGGCAGGTCTCAGCCGCATCGTTGAGCGCGTCGAGCGCGGCCGGTATTCCCCAAGCGCTTCGGGCCGTATTGAAAACACCTCGAAGCCAAATCAGGTCATTGGCAGCGGTCTGCGGCTTGACCGTTTTCAGCCGCCCCATAACATGCGCCACAAAATCCTGACTGGTGACCTCCACGGCGTCGAGATTTGCCAGGTCGTAACCCTGCAGGCGCTCCATATCCCTGGACTTGCTACGGCCAAAGCCGGCGCCAAACTCAATCTGGTACCGGTTAATGAGATCACCAATGGTAATACCCCGATGCCGTACCTTGTCCAGCGCTCCGGGCTCCTGGAGCTCCAGCTCCCGCCGGACAGCCCAATCCTTCGCCAAAGCCTTACGGTCAAAGGTTCGGCTTTCACGATATACTATCTTCCCTTTCCGCTTTATTCGTATGGCCGCGCGGTACGACTTGGTACCATCGGCACGAGTTCTAACAGTAATGGTAGGCACGGTGCTCCACACTCCCTGTTCCGGTGCTCCAAACCGTTTTTTGGAGCACTTTTGGAGCACCGATACTACAAAAAAGGTAAAAAACGGGCAATAAATGATCTATATTGGTGACGCAGAAAAGACAGGAAATTCCGCGAGAAGCGGCGTAAAACCTGGCTCGGAGCCCTCCCGCCGCTTCTGCGTGGCCCCGATGATGGATTGGATAAACACTTATATTTTATCTTTAAAATACAAATAGTTACAAGAAAAAAGAGCAAGCTAGGAGCACTATAGGAGCACCCAAAATACTTTTTACCGAATTTGACACACGATTCTTGTTATCTCAGGTACGATCTGCCGAAAAGGAGGTCTATATGATATGAAATGGACTCTGCTCATGCTCGCTCTACTCCCCTCCACCCTCATCTACGCCGCTGTGTATCAGTGCACGGTGGACGGCCACACGGCTTTCTCGGATCAGCCGTGCGGTTCAGACGCAAGAGAGCTCGACCACAAGCCAGCACCTGCCATTGGCGGCAGATTCGATACCGGAACAAATGTTGAGTTCTACAAGCCAGACAGTTCACCCAAGGCCCAAAAAAACGACCCCTGCCCATATATCAACTCCACCCGGTTGCGGAGGCTTATCATCCAGAACAAGATTACTCGCGGTATGAAACCGGCGGATGTTCGCAGATCCTGGGGACCACCAAGCAGCATTAATACAAGCGGCCGCTCAACTCAGTGGGCCTACCACTATCCAGGCGGCTCATCGAGCTATGTATATTTCAGGAATGGCTGCGTTTCAGACTGGAGCAGCTATTACCGGTAACGGAGTTACGGAGGGGCCTATGCCGTTCAAAATATCCAAGAACCACTACCCTGCCCTACGCATCATCGCGACCTGGAATAAAATAGTTGGGATTGTCGTAGGGGTGCTACTGCTATTCATAGGGATTATTCAACTATTCGGAGATAATGATAAATCCTCAGCTATTTGGATCGTGGGCGCAGTTGTTATCGTCATATTTTCTATTGCAATAGCAGAAAGCATACTTCTGTTTCTGGACATAGAGGAAAACACCCGCAAGTCCGCCAACCACTTGGAGCAGCTTGTGAAGCTGACCAAACAACGTGATGTCAAAGCCTCCAGGGCACTACATCCTAGTCATCCAGAACCCAAAAAAACCACGGCGACACCTCGAAAGGCAACCGCAGAACAAACAAAAACGATTGTTAATTTGATCCATAGCCTCCATCATGACGGACTCTCTTTTGAAGATATCGCTCAAGAGCTCAGGTCCGAGGGCATTCCAACACTAGACGGGAAATCCTACTGGACTGCTGACTCCGTGGCAGCAGTACTAAATAGCCGATAAGAGAATCGACAGACATTGACAATCATATCCGCTCGCACACTGCCCAGCGGATGCGACACCTGCCCAGTGGTGTGACTGCCGGGAGAGACTGGCTCAGTCAGATGATCTGGTCCACTCCATTCAGCTCCGGAGCCGGCCCTTCGATGACGCGGCCACGGATGTATACATGGTCGCCAACCTGGGCATCCCCACGTACCCGAACCCGGGCGCCGGTCATCAGCTCGACGGTCGCGCCATCTGCGTGCACAGCGATGACACGCCCCTTGTCTCTCGGCTCCGACGGCAGTACTCCGATCAGTCTGCGGTACAGGTTACTCATGGGTCTCGACTCCGATCGTTTGCCACAGCTCCGGGCGGTTGTGGCTGATGTTCAAGCTGCGCACGAGGCCCCTTCGGGTATTCCCCTGCTCCAGATACTCAACGAGGGCGCCCGGCCGGATGATGCCGGTCTCTGGCAGTACCGGCAGGCGGAGGCTGATCCGCGCTTGCTTGCCGGTGTCTCCCAGAACTGCCAGCCCTCGCTGGCGGGTCATGACCGGATCAGTGGCCAGCTCATCCACAATGGTGGGCGCCGGGTTCGTGCCACCGCTGTCACCGATGATGATGCGGTCTGCCCGGCCCTGGTCGCCACCGTGTACCCATACGGCGTTGTACTCCGGCTTTTCCTGCCACTCGATGCCTTCCACTTCGACCACATCCTCCGGCAGCTGGATATCCGGCGTTGCGCTGCCCCAGTTCCAGGGCGCCACGGGGTACCGGGGCAGTATGCGCAGCACCGGATCCGTATCATGCCCCTGCACGTATGCCCCGCCCGCTTCCGCGATGCGCTTGGCCGCATCGATCCAGGTTCCACTGTGTGACCAGATCCCCGCCGGAATCTGCCAGTCTTCGATCTGCCAGTCCAGGGTCCATCCGATCGGCACACCGTTCAATGTCAGCGCCTCCGCCAGCGCCTGCTGGGCGGTCATGGCCGTGGCGTTGGTGTACTGGATCACCGGAGCGATGGGGTCGGCGAGGAATGCAGCCCGGCCCCGGCCCGACACTCGCAGCCAGCTCTCACCGAACCGGCGCTCACGCTGGATGCTTTCGACCAGCACCCGCAGGGGCTCGCCGTTGATGGTGGCGATCAGCTCAACCCTGGTACTGCTGTCCGGGCGAACCTGGGACAGTGCGCTGCCAGGGATTCGGGCCGACCAGCTCCATGTCCAGCTGTCTGCGTCGATGCTGGCGCTGAATTCCTCCGCCGGGACTGGAGTGCCGTTCAGTTCTGTCAGGGTCACGCTGTTGATCACGGTATAAATCTCCCTGATCGGGATGATGATGGTTTGTTTTCCGGAGTCAGGGCAGCCAAATACCAGCGTGGTCGTGCCGTCCTGACGGCGGCAGAACCGGAATACGCCGCCATCATCCGGGGATGGGGGTTCTGGCTCCACCGGGGGTGGCCAGGTGGCCAGACCCGGCGGCGGATGGATGGCGTGGGTATGCCGAACCTTCAGACGCAGAGACAGCAGGGCGCCCTGGCCGGATCGAATCGTGATCACCCCGGCCACCGGGACACCCTGCTGCTCGGACAGCGCCCGGAAGGTCCTCAATTTCACCGTGTCCGCATAGCGCTGGCGGACGTGTGCCCGCAAACGGATGCCGTGCTGGTGCTCTGTGACAAACGCCTGCCGGATCTTCACGGACTCGGAATGCCGGACCTGGGTTGCGTGCCCACCCAGGCGTTCGCCATGCTGGTGCATGATCCTACGACCACCGAGCATCCGTATGGACTGGGATTGCTGTATGCCGATCCACCGATGCAGCGGCAGTGCCTGCCCGTCTCTGATGGCCGCCGCCGAGTATGCGCGGCGCATCTCCTGCTGCGACACGGTCAGGCCGGTGCGGCTTGGGCTGAACTCCCGCCAGCGCATACCCACAGATGCTCCATCCGCATCTGGCAGGTCAAGATCCTGGTAGCCCTCGGCATTAAAACCGAGCGATACAGCCACTGCCGGCATATCTGCAAGCAGGTTGCCACGGAGGGTCTCATCGAGGGCCAGCAGAGAGAGTGCGGGCAATACCGGGCCCGGAATCTCCGCCAGCAACTGCCCTGCGACCGTCGGCGCCGTACTCTCTCCGGTTGCTGTCAGGACAAGGGCCGGAACGTCCGGTGGCGGCAGGCTGGCCGTCAGAGTGCCGGGGACGGTCGGGTACTCGGGCGGCTCGTATCGGCCGAACTGCAGCGTAACCGGGCCCGGGGTTGGCTCTCTCGGACGCAGCAGTTCCAGGATTATGCCCGGATCCGGATAAAACCGGAGATCTACCGGGGCAGGTTCGTCATCCCGGCGCCGCCAGAGACGCAGCCTGATCACGGGTCACCCCTGAAACACGGCACTGGTGATCCGGGCAAACGCCCCTGCTTGCAGGGCGGTGTCCTGCAGCCGGATATCCCCGCCCCCGTTTTCGTCAGTGACGGTGGCATCGGCCCACCAATTGCCAGCCCCGTCGAGTATCCGGGCGCTGTTCACGGTTCCCGCCACGGTCGCCTGTCCCTCTATGGGGGCGGTGGTCTGGATTTGCACGTTGTCCGCGTCCAGAGTCACAACGTCGGCGGGCATGGCCAGCTCGGCGATCAGGGTTCCGGTGCCGGGGGCGCCCTCGAATAGTTGAACCACGGCCTCGCCGGGGCTGGCGATTAGCCGGGCATAGCTTACCTGTAGCGCTGGCAGTCGTGCGGCTTCCTGTCTTGCCGCCTCATGGGCGGGGGATAGGGTCAGGGCCATGGCTCACTCCATCGGTTCTGGTGTCAGGCCGCCTTTTATCACCGGGTCATACTCCCCGGTGTGGTCGTAGGCGATCGCCGTATACAGCCCGTCAAACAAGTAGCCTTTCTCCCACTGGCCATCCGGGCCGGATCGCACAACCCAGACATGGCTGTACGAGGGGGGAGCGAGATTCCCCGGGGCCAGACCCGACTCTTTGAGTATCAAAACCTTGCGGGGCTGGGGATTTCCGGCCGCATCGAGCACGGTTCCACGGAGTCGGTACCGGTTTTCCATCTGCGCGAGCGGGCGGGCCGCACAGGCACGAACACGGATCAGAGCGCTCATCGCCAGGGGCCCTCGATATCGATGCCAACCGTCATATCACGATTAGATGGATCACTCATTTTCACATTCATCATCGCAGGAACTTCGACTGTGCGATCAGTCACCAAATAATGATCGGCGATCACGCCGGGAAGACCGAAAACATCATTCCCACATTCGTTTGTGAAAAGGCCGGGCATGGTGCCTCTGATAGAACTGCCACCGATTACCAGAGGTGGCCCTGAGAACATATGCCCGCCTGTGGTGGGGTACGGGTATGGGCCGTTACCGCCAAGGTATCGGGGATTCGATACGCCCATAGCGCGTCGTTTATAGGCAATCTGACTGCCGGACCCATCTGCGTTTCTGGCTATATAACACCCATCACTACTCGAGCCATCACCAGCGTACTGACTCGAGGCGTAATACGGGTAATATGGACTCGACGTATGTCCGGTGATTGCACAGTTAAAAAGATCCTCGCCTGATAGCGGCACAAAATCCCCGAACTGCCACAGCGTGCACGAGTAAGATCTACTAAACGCGACAGCCAGATATAGCCAGCGATCATCGGCTATCAGAGCCCACGGCCTGGGCAGATAGCTCGAAGAAGTCTCAGCGGTAGCCCTCCAGTAACCGGACCCGAAACTCTGGGAGAGGTCATCAATATCCGTCATTCCCTCCAGACCATGCACAGCCTGTGCACTACTGCCACCGCTACTGTGATCCACCCTCAGATAAAAGCCGGTGGCATCCGGGTGGGTCGACCGGTAGGCCGCTTTGAGCGTATCCCCGAACGCTTTTTCCCAGTACCCGGGCGTCGCCCGTTTGACCGCAATATCGCCCGACGCAATTCCATCAGGAATACCCGGGCAATCGAAGGTAAATGCGGTCGGTGTGGCCCCGGTGATCCGCCAGACGTCGTTCAGCTCCGCCGGGGTTGCGCCTGAAATTTCGACAACCGCATATTTCTCAAAATCGTGTCCGCCGCTGAAATGCACGGTGGCCACGCCATTGCTGATCGTGATCTTGTCGCCATCCGGCGCAGCGGTGCCAAAGCCGTTGATCAGGCAGGCATCCAGAATGGCGATGAGGTCGCCGGCCTGGGCCATGATCTGCGGAGCTCCGGCCATTTCGGAGTGGAACCACCGCACTGTGCTGTTTTGAGGTACTGGCATTGCACTCTCCTATCAAGGTCTGTCGATGTTGCCGAGAACGTGCAGCTCACACCCATCCGCGCCGTCATCCAGCGGCTCATCGCTCTGCTGAATCGCCCGGGCGATCCAGAAATCCGCCAGCGCCCCCACGGTGTTGATGCGGACCACGTTGCCCGCGCTCCAGCCGCCACCATTGGCGGCAGCCGGGATGGTGAGATAGGGCACCCCGCCCGAGCCGTCTTCGTTTCGGGTGCGCGGATTGATGGGCGCGATGTCCTCGGTGAAGGGGCCCGTGTAGACCAGTCCGACGCGCTGGCCGATCAACTCCACTGTGGTGCTGTTGATCCAGCGCAGCACCCAGCGCTCCGTCTCCGCCCCCTCGTTGGTCACGGTAATCGGATGCGCGATGGTGTTCAGGGTGGCCGTGGCCTCGTCCCCGACCGGCACATCCTGCCAGGTGCCATCCCAGGTCTTCTGATCCCAAGTGGCCGATACCCGGGCGCGGCGGTCGCCGTGGATCAGGCAGCTGGCCACGATGGACTCACCGGCCGGGTAGTCGTGGGTCAGGGGCCGGCTCAGGGTGATGTCACCGGTGATCTGCACATCCGTGACCAGGCGCAGGTCTGCCACTGTGTGGCGGAGGGTGACCGGCATGGCAATGCCGGATACGTCTGTGAAGGTGACCTCGCCCGTCGCCCGGTCCAGGGTGTATCCATCGGTCACTGTGTTGCCGTCGGCGTCGATCACCCGCACCCAGCCCACCCGTGGGCGGGTGGTGATGATGTCACCGTTCGACACAGTCTGTGGGGCGGTTTCCTGCGGGTGCATGACCATCACGACGTCGCCCGGGCGGTAAATCGGCACCCGGCCATCTGCCGGCAGGCGCACGGCGTCGATGCCGACGATGTCTGCGTCCAAGGGTAGATAGCTCACGGCCACCGCGTTGTAGCGCATTGTGCCGGGCTGGACGAAAGTTGGCTTCCAGATCATGCCGTTTTCGTCGACGTTGGCGGGGTCGTACCAAGGCTCGGCTTTTTCTTCGGCGGTCAGGGTGCTGTCGTCCACGAGCTGGCCAAATTTCACATTGGCTGTGCCGTACTGGTAGTTGATCTGGCCGGTGGCGCGGTCACCTACAATATTGCCGTCCTGATCGGAGCTGGCGCTGATCAGCTCACCCTCGATGGTGGTCGCCAGTACCTGCAGGCTCTGCGGGATCAGCGGCGCGGAAGGCGCGCGGAAGAACGCTTCATCGGTGAACCAGTCGCCATAAACACCCAGCAGGCTGGTGACCTCAACAGGCCCGCTGCCGGTGTCATAATAATCCAGGGTGACGATCCCGCTCAGGTAGTCGATGGACCCCACTGGGGTGCCGCTGCCGTTGCTTTGGATGTCGGTGTAGATCACGCCCTGGCGGTCGATGTAGCTTTTGCCGTTCCAGGTGAACTCGACCGATCCCTGAACTGTGACAATATCGAGCAGCCGGGGCAGAACCCGGATTTGCAGCGGGGGCAAATCCAGTTCGGTGGATACGGCGGTGGCCGTGGCGCCGGCTGGCACGTATTTGATAGTCACGGTACCGGTGGCGAAGCGGGTGGTGTTGGAACCGCTGCTACTCCATTCTCTAGTTACGCCTTTGGTGCTGTAGTTGCTCCATTGTTTTTCGGTCTCGTCCGGTAGGACAGCAAGGGTGAAAACGCCAGTCTGGTAATCGATGCCCCCTTGCAGTCCCGTCCAGCCGCCTGCGCCATCGTCATTAGCAAAGTAATGGTATCGCCGAGTGGTTGATTCACTATTCTCATGCTTTCTCCTGATGCGCACGGCGTTCCGTCTCTTCACGATCAGCGAGTCCCGCTTTCTAATCGATTCCGCATACCACTCAGCCTCCAGCGTTCCCGGCTCCACGGCCTCCCCTATATTGAGCGACACCATGCCGTCGGTTTCTGATACGCCGGTGAATACCACGGTTTTAGCAGTCTGCTTTTCGTAATCCACGCCCAGCTTGGTTTGAGGGTCTGGTGGGGTGGTCAGCTCCAGCACAAACTCCCCGGCCACGTGGCTGACGTAACCGGTGGCGTCTCCGCTGATGGTGCCGTCAACTGCTGCGGTGGCGGTTTTGGTGGCTCCACCCGCCAGCCAGGTCAGGGTCAGGCTGCCGGGTTTGATTGGTTCCCCCACGCTTTGCTCGAGTTTGATGGTGGTGTCTATATCGGCATGGCCCGCCAGCTTTTCAAAATGTACCGGACTGGCGAAGATCATGATGACGCTGCTGCCAACGTCAGGCAGGGCGCCCATGGTGACGCTGACCGCCCCGGTGGTGTAATCAATGGTGCCCACGCCAATGGATGGGTCGCTGCCGGAAATCTGGCCTTCGCCGTTGTCGGTCAGGGTGTAGAAGTTGCCCTGAGCCATAAACGAAAAATTCAGACTGCCGGGCGCCGGTACGGGCGACAGGGTTTGAACGATGTTGCGGGAGCGGTTTTCGGGGGTGATTACCCGCGCCCATGAATGCGCCTGCTGGGGCACGTCAACATCGCGGGTGCCGGCGTTGATGGTGCGGACGATTTCCGGGTTCAGGCTTTGGTTGGTGACCGGTTCCTCGCTCTGGGCGGCGGGTACCAGTTGCGTGAATATGGAGGCGGCTTTCAGTTTCAGGTCGCCGATATTGGCGGCAGCGGTCAGCCGTTGTGCCCCGAAGTAGCGGGCTGCATCGGCGACGGTGGTATCCCGCAGCCGGGCGCCGGTGGTGTAGTTGTAATTGCTGGTTCGGCTTGGGGTATGACCGTTGAAGTCGTGCCGCAGGGAATCCGATAGATCCAAGGTTACGATCAGGCGCTGAAAGTCGCCCTGACTATCGGTGAAGGTCTGCATTTCGGTGCTGACGTCGGTCACGCGGACATACTGCTCTATTTCGTTCGGCTGCCCCTCGTTTTGTACCAGGCAGAGGGTTTTCCCGCGCGGCGGCAGGGTAGTGTTCTCGTCGCGCTGGATGATCCGGATCTGGCGCATGCCGGCGATGTGGTTTTCGTACAGGGCGCCGTGCCACATGGGGCCTTTGAACAGATAGGATTCCACGCGGTTGGCGGCTTCCGCCCGGGTGTCGAACGGGTCATTTGTCGTAAACAGGGTGTACCCGATGGCCGGATCTTCTGGCAGAGCGGTGACAACCGTTTTCGCGCCACCGAAAAGATCCGTGCTCAGGGTGCGGACAGCGACAAACAGCTTGCGCAGATTGAACCGGCCCATGGCCCGGTCAAGATCCGAAATATCCTCGAACACGTTGTTCATCACGCCGTCCGGGACCTCGCGCCCGGTCGCAGCGCCGCCGCCTTCGGGCACGTCGTCCATCACCTGGCTTTCGACGAATTTGATGTTCTGTTCCTGAATCGGCATTGCTTACGGCTCCACGGTGATGAATCGGAAAATGGGGATGACCTTGTAGTCCGGGCCTGGGTTTATCTGGTATCGGAGCGGTGTGCTCTCATACCCGGGGCCGTCATGGTGGGCAAACTGCACGGTGTGCTGTTCGCCGTGAAAATCCAGCGTCAGCTTCTGCCCGGGCGCGTTGTGCCAGGCGGTAATCTGGGGCTCGTTGGTCGCCAGCATCCAGCCCCCGCCAGCAGGCGGTTCAAGCGTGATGGGCCGGCCATACTGGGCGACGTCGTACATGATGATGGGCGCACCGGTCAGCCCGCGGGTCATCGTCTGCGTGACCGGTGACCAGCTCAACCGATCCGACCAGATGAGGTCTTCCGGCAACTCTATCGTGACACTGCCATCTGACAGGGTGATGCTCACAGTGCTGTACTCCGCGCGTTCTCCAGTGCTCTGATCAAGGCGTCAGCATCGTCCGCCAGCACCCGGACCCGCTCGCTACCGAGGGTGATGTTCACAGTCTTGACGGTTTCGACCTTGGGCGTCACTGTCGTCACGCTCTGCGCCCGCTGCCGCTCCAGCTCCGCCAGCTGCTGTTCCCGGGCGCGGTCGGCGGCCTCTTTCTCCCGGGCGTTTTGTTCTTCCCGGCGGTTTTTCTGTTCGATCTGGTAGATCTTTTCCAGGGTATCCAGCGATCGCTGGTAATCCGCTGCGGCTTCATCGGCTCCGGCCTGTCTGGCCTGCTCCAGCTGTTCCTCCAGGCGCTTGCGCTCGGCTTCATACTGCAGGCGCTGAGCTTCTTCGGTGTCGCCCTGAATATCTGCAAGCCGCTGGCGCAAGCTGTTGAGGGTGCTGTCCGCAGTGGCGGTGAGAGACTGGAGTTTTCTGGCGGCGGCGTCGATAGCGCTTTGCAGGCCGCTCAGGCGCTGCTTGTCGAGCAGGTCAAACTTGTTGGCAGCCGTTTCACTGATGCGGTTCAGCTGCTCCAGGCTGTAAGAGCCGGACTCAATGCTGGCCTTCAATCGCTCCATGGCCACGGCTTGAGACCAGAATTTTTCCTCCACCTCGGCGGCGGCCAGGGCGGTGTCCGCAAACCATGCAGCCAGGCTGCTGGACATCAGGCTGCGGCGGGCCCGGGCGAGCTCATCGGTGCGCTGGCGGGCACGCTCCAGGGCTTCGCTCGCGGACTCGGCTTCGTCCACAAAGGCGTTGCCTCCGATTTTCATCTCGAAGAGGTTGCGGGCAGCAGTGGACAGTGCGGTGACTTTCTCCCGGGCGTTCGTGAGCGCCTGACCAAAGGCTCCGCCCCAGGCTGCTTCCCATTTCTCCCGGAACTCCTGGGCGGCTTGACTGGTATCGCCGATGGTTGACGCCATGTTGCGGATTTTGTTTTCCGCGTCGGTGGCAGCGGCGGAGGTGTCTTTGAGCGGCTTGGCGATGTCGCTCTCGCCATCTTGCTGTAACCGGCGAATCTCCCGCAGCCGTTCCCGTACCTGCAGCAGGGCATCGCTCACGTCGACTCCCTGACCGGCGGCGGCCTTGAGCTGCTGTTCCAGCAAGTTCAGGCCTTTTTCGGTAGATACCTTCTGTACGGCCGAGGTGAATGCCTCTTTCAGAATGGCTGCGTTCTCTGTGGCCGAGCGTCCAGCCAGCTGGATGTTCTCAACCACCACCCCAAAGGCGTCAATGGCGGACTTTCCGGTCTGGGTGATGCCGGTCTGCGCTTTGGTCAGGTCCGCCCCGAGGCGGGAAAATGCTTCGGCCAGCACTGAGTCCATGACCTGCCCGGTGTTCCGGGCCTCATCGCGCAGACCGCCCAGCGTCTCAGCAAACGCACGCTGCAGACGCGACAGCCCCTCGTCAGACATGTCATCCAGGGGTTTGGTCAACGCTGCTTTGACTTGCTCGCCGCTGACCTGAGCGGTGCGCACCAGGCTGACCAGCGCCTGAGCCATGGCGTCGATGCCCTCTGGCGTTTTCAGATCCAGGGCATCGAACGACTTCTGAAGGGCCTCAGCTACCCCCACCCCCTCCGACCTGAGGCGGGTAAACGTTGTAAGCGCATCCAGCGCGGCCTTGGTGATTCCCAAGCGCAGCGCCTCACCGGCCCGGATCGATTCGGCCGAGACGGTTTGCAGGGACTGATTGACGCGATCCAGCTCGCCCCGCATGGCCGCCAACTCGCCGGCCACGTCCTGCCCCATGGCGGCCTGACGCTGGAGCGCCTGGATGGCGTACTCATAGTATTGCCTGGCTCCATCAAGCTGGTCCGCATAGGCCTGGCGCTGGTCCTGGCTCATTGCCGCAATGTCGGCGCCGGTGCGCTGCGCTACATTGGCATACTCTTCCAGGCTGCGGGCCTTTCGCTTGAGCTGGTTGATCTCCCTAAGCTGCTGCAGCTCAATTTCCTTTTGCTGGAGCGCCAGGCGCCGCTCGGCGTCTTCAACACCGCGCAGCTTTCGCGAGACTGCGTCCAACCCCTTCATGACAGCCTGCAAACCGACAATGCCGATGGTGATCATCACCGGCCCGGCAAGGCCACGCAGCACCTTACCAAACGCCGCCAAACGACGGCTCGAGCCCACCGCCTCCGCGCCAGCAGCCATCATCTCCGCCCGGGAGGAGCGCAGCGCCGCCGTCCAGTTACCCAGTGATTTGATCGCGCCAGCGAGCTTGATGGCAAAAAATGCCTTGGCCAGGAGGAGCAGTTCATCCTTGTACTCGGCAACGGTCGCAATCGCGCCCTTGATGGTTTCGCCAATGGCGACAATGCCGTCGCTGATGTTCTTCGCCCAACGCGCCAGTGTTCCGTTTTCCCGAAGCTCCTGAATGGTAGCCAGCAGCGTCTGCAACTGCTCTTTCGCGTAATCGAGCGCGCCCGATTGCGCGATCAGGTTCAGGAACTGATCCCACTGATCCTTTAGGTTGGACACGAGGCCGGAAAGTCGCCCCATACTGGCCGATGCCGCACCCTCGCTGGCCTTGCCCATCTCCTGAACCAACGCAGCGATGGTTTCCCGGCCCAACTCACCGGCGGAGGACATCTCCTGGAGTTGCGACACGTTTTTGCCGGTGGCCTGCGCGAGCAGTTCCCATACCGGGACGCCCCGTTCGATCAGCTGTAGGATTTCCTCGCCCTGCAATTTTTGCTTGGCCCAGGCTTGCCCCAGCGCATTCACCAGGCCTTCAAGATCCTGGAAGCTGCCGCCCATGGCTTCGTTCTGATCGACGAGGGCTTGCAATGTGCCATTGGTCGGGTCAATGCCGAAGTTCTTGAGCCGGATGAACGCCTGAGATACCTGTTCTAGCTGGAGCGGTGTGCGGGCCGTAAAGTCCTGTATCCAGCGCGACGCCTCCTGGCCTTTTTCAACGCTGTTGAAAACCTGGGTGAGCTGCTGATCCAGTTTCTCGAACCGGTCGCCGGTTTGCAGAATGGCAACCAGCGCTTCGCGAACTTTGTTCAACCCGACCGCCGCCGCGACAAACGCGACCATCCGATGGCCCGCCCGGCGAAGGTGACTGGCAAGGCCATCCGCCCCCTTCGCCGCCGACCGCATGGCCTTGTCTGACGCTCTGGCGCTTTCCTGCTGACGCTTGAGTTGCGTATTGACGGCGGTCAGATCGGAGCGGAGCCGCCGGGATGATTGCTCAAGCCCTTCCTGGGCACGATCCAGCTTGGCAATGTCAACACCAGCCGCTTTGAGCCTCGGCGCCAAACGATCCAAGGCCTCCCGGTTCCGGACCCAGGCTGCCTTCGCCTCTTCAGCGGAGCGCTCGGCACGCTCCAGCTCCCGAGCCATGGCCTTGGTTGGGCGCTCGGCGCTTTCCAGAGCACGACTGAGCCGCTTGACTTCGGATTCCGCTTCTTGCCAGCTCTCCTTCAGGCGGCCTGTCTCCCGCCCCAGACGCTCAAACTCTTTGATATTGCGCTGGGTTTGGGTGAGCTTTGCCAGGGACCGGCTCAGCGCCTCGCTCCGCTTCTGCAAATCCTCAACACTGTTGGTCGCGGATTTCGTGGCCGGAGACAGCAAGTCCTTGCCTTTGATGATAAGATTGATAATCGAATCTTTAAGAGCCATTGGAGGGTCTCATGGTCGAACTGATACACCGGGTTCTGGTGCTGGCATTCTGGCTGACGGGCCTGATCTTCCTGTTTGGCGGATCACTGTCTGGCCCGATGGTGTCGGGCGTTCTGCTCATGCTTTGGCAGATACCCCGTTTCCTGTGCTGGCTGGGCGCAGACCGCAGCCATACGCCCGCCAGTTAAAACACGTTGATCAGGGTCAGGCCGCCGCCCGGGTGAAGAACTTGGATTTACCGGTGGCTTGAATGGTCTCATCCGCCAACACTTCCCCCTCGACGGTGAAAGACGCAAAGTCATCGGAAATGAGCCCCAGCCCCGATGTGGGTGACGGTTTCCAGCGGTGGACCTTCACCGTGACCGGCTTACCGGTGGCATCGTTGACCCCATCCAGAACCACCCGAACCTCTTTGCCGGAATCCACCAGCGCTTGCAGCACGTTGGTGCCCTGGTTGTTGTAGCTGACCTTCAACTCCTCGCCGGCGGTGATGTTGCCGCCCGCCAGAATTTTCAGGCCTGCTGCCGTGACCTCGTAGTCCGTGCCTTCGACATAGGTGGTCTGCTCATCGGCGGTGGTAACGGTGACGGTGTTGGCGGTGTCACTTAGATCGATCATCTTCTCGGTTTCCGCCAGGCCCCCAAGCACTGCGGTTACCGTTTCACCAGTGACCGTGCCGGCTGCAACCGTCTCCACAACACCGCGCAACGCCAGTGCCAGGTTTTCGTTCGAGAAGTTCGACAGCTCCATTGACAGGTTGACGGAAGTGATGGAGGTCACAGAGGCAAAGTTGCCGCCGCCGCCACGGAAGTTCCGCTGATTTTTGGTTTCCTGTTCAATGGCGAAATTCACGTTGGAACAGTTACCAACGTCCCGACCGTTGATGTAGATGATTCCGGAGCCGATATAGGCCTCGTTGATTTGCTCAGCCATGATGTTTCCTCTCAGTTCATGGGATCAGTGAGTCGTTCCGCCCAGTCAATGGCCAGCAAGACCGAAACAGAACACAGACGCGAGCCATCCTCGGGCGGGTCAATGACACGACCGAGGTAGCCGACGTTTGAGAAGAGCCCGGGATGGGCTCGGGGTTCGAGTTTTGAAAACACCGCCTTTTTGATATCCGCCAGCAGGAGATGGGCGTCGTCGAGCGGGTTCAGCGGGTCTGCATCACACCAGCCCTCGATGGTGATGTTCAGGCGATTGTGGACCTGATCGCCCACTCGCTTGGTCGCTTCTTCCTCCCCCTCGTGGATGATCAACAGCGGGTAGGCCTCATCTTTACCGATGCGTTTGCGGCCGCGCGTAACCCGCGCACCCGCTTCGGTGTAGAAACCATTCCCTTGTATCGTTTCCAGGGCGGCCTGCACCGCCCGGATCAGCCGCAGCGCTTTCGGTTCGCTCATTGATTTCTCCTCCGCGCCAGCTGGTCAGCCAGCTTGTCTTCAAAGATTTCCGCCAACCGGGCGCCATAACGATCGAGCCGACCGTCATCACGGGCCACTTTGAACGCCGCCGCCACACTGATGCCGTGGGCCAGCACTGGCCGACGGAGCCGCCCACGGCTGGTGATCGTCTTCATGGGCAAGGGGGTATCGGCTTCCGGGTTCACAAAGCCGGCCGCTACCTTCCAGCCCCCGAACCACCGAATGAGAATTCGCGCCCGAGTGGGATGCCCCGCAGGCTCAGGCCGCCATACGTATTCCGTTATCGGTAACCCCTGACTGTCTGGCACCAGCCGCGCCTGAGGATTCGCCTGCTTCGCCCGCCGGATGCGGATGCGTTCGCGCAGGAGCTTTTTCTTGAGCCCGGTGGCCTGGTGGATGTCGTCCACGAAGCCACGCCGGAACTCCGTGGCTCCGGCATTGATGGCGTTAACCTGTGCCCGGGCCACTTCCGTTTCCAGAGCGCCAAACAACGACGCCAGCCGGTCTGCACCCTGGGTTTCGATGGAATAGGTCATGAGGTAAATGCCACAACAAATCCGTCGTCGCCGTCCTCGGCCACGCCGGTCAGTGGATAGTCCACCCCAGCGATCCGGATACCATCACCGGGCTGCCAGGGTGCCGGCTGATGAATCACCGGGATTTCTAGCCGGTACCGGTAATCCATCAACTGACCACTGAGGCCGATGTAAGGGGTGTTCACGGACACATGAACGCACACCGGAAACTCCTCCCCAGTGGCACGCCGATAGGTACCTGCCGAGCCAATCAAACGTGTGCACGTCAGGTGAATGTCCTGGTGGCGCGACAGGCGATCCGCGACGCCATCGATGACCATGAGCTGATCACCACCGGAAAGCCAAAAGCCAGACTGCACCGGAGCAAAGCGGCGAACGAGAACCTTGGTTTGCCCGGCTTCCCTCAGGCCCTTTTGCTCGCCGACCTCCAGGGGCGGACGGACATCGGCCCAGATCCGGCCAACGTCGTTTCCTGCCGAATCAAGAACGGAAAGCCGGGAGTTCATTCGCCCTGCACGCATCAGCCGATCCTCAGAATTCGATAAGGCTGAATCAGATGCTCTACCGCCATCGGCAGCTCACTGGCGATGGTACCGATCACGACCGCCTCCCGGTTTTCGTAGAGATGGCCGATGATGAGGAGAGCTGCCGCCCGAACATCCGGCGGCAGCTCCTCATACCCGATATCCGCCACGATTTTCACCGAGGCCCGCTTGGGCGGAACCGCCGGCCACTCAGAGACGGGGTAAAGGGTCGGATACACACCGCGCTGGTCCAGGAACAACTCAGCCTCAGAGAGGCTGCGTTCTGCGCCCAGCGAATCGACGTACACCACGCTCCGGACTGCGCGAACCGGCGTCCATGCCAACTCAATACCGCCGACATCGGAGGGCAAGGTGTCTAACACCATTTCGGCCCCATCGACCTTGGCAAACGCCTGGCCGGTCTGGTTTTCAAGTGTTCGCAAGGCCGCGCTGACCAGCGATGCCAGCAGGCCGTCCTCGTCGTCATGGTCTATCCGGCAATGAGCCTTGACCTCGTCAATCGTGATCATTCGGGCAGTTCCTCCACGGGCCGAAGCCGGCACGTCGTCAGGCTTTCGGTTCCGGCTCTTGGTCGGTTTTTGCGGCGGGCAGCTTGGTACCTTTCACTGCCACTTTGCCGTTGATCAGTCGCTCGGCCTCGTCGGCGCTGAAGCCAGCGACATCCCCCCGGCTGTACCGACTCCAGGGCTTGACGAACGTGACCACAACCTTGTCGGTTTTCGGTGCGGCTTCGGCTTTCTTGGTTTGTTCAGCCATGGCTGCTACTCCTGAAATTGAAAAAGAGGGTGGCGGCTGATTGCCGCCACGGGATTACCAGGTAACGCCGGTGCCCAACACCAGGCCTTCCAGGTGACGGAAACCGATGTCGTGCTCAACAACCACACGAACCACCGACTGATTGCGGGAGAACGCCGATACAAGGTTGCCGCCGGCGTCCTTGTAGGTGGCCTCGCGGGAGAAATCGACCTTCATGTTCTCCTGCTCACCGATCACCACGTCGTTCCAGTCCGCGAAGTAAATCTCGGACTCGTCGGTACCGGCGCCCAGATTCGTGGGAATGGTGGTGGTGTGCTTGATCGGGTAGCCCTTCAGCTGACCCTGAGCCAGTTCCGGATATACCTTGTTGCCGTTGCCATCACGCAGACCAAACAGTTTCATGTAGGTGCGCGGGGACATCGCCCAGCCCGGCTGAATCAGCAGACTGTCGCTGTTCATCAGCTGGAGAATCAGGTTGTCGAGATAGGCGTCGATGGTGGCGAGATCCGCGGTGCCGGACCAGGCGACGGTGCGACCGGCATCGGTGGCGGTGGCCTTGAAACCTTTCGGCGTGTTGCCGGTACCATCATCCCGAAGGAACGCTTTGTCCTCACGCACCGCCATGGCGTTGAGCATGTCGTTCAGAACAATCTGCTCGATGCGGAAGCCGGCGCGACCGATCAGCTGGTTGGACATGGGCACCAGGGTGATCATGGTTTTCGCGGACAGATTCACGTCGTCGGTGCTGCCTTCGCTCGCCAGTACGTCGTTGCCTTCACCCACATAGCCAGCGGTCGCACCGGAGCTCATGCGCGGCATGGACAGGTTACCGTTCGGCAGCGGCACGTTGCGGGCACCCAGCTGACGAACGACAGTGCGTGGCCGAAGCAGCTCGATCACTTCATCGTGCATGTTGTCCGGTACCAGGGCGCCGCCGGAGCCTGCGCCGGTCTCCATAGCCATCGCCACGTCCATATCGCCAATTTCGGTACGAGCGAACTTGACGGCGTCCTGAAGGTTGCCGCCGCCCGCTGCGATCGACATCACCAGGCGCGCCGCACTGGCCCCTGGATACTGCTTCAACTCGGGCTTAACGTGTACCGCAGGCGCTCGGCTGCCCGCGCTCGGAGTAACAGGTTGAGCAGCAGCAGCCTGAATGCGCTCGACCTCTTCGGCACGGGCCATCTTCTGAGTGAGCTGGTCGAATTCCGCTTTGAGCGCGTCGAATTCCTCAAGTTGCTCGGCTGTCAGCTCGCCGCTTTCCTGCTCTACCGCAGCCAGGGCCTGAATCTTCTGATTTACCTCGGCGCGCTTGCGGCGGAGTTCTTCGATCATCGGCATAGGCATGTCGCTTTCCTCTTTCTTTCAGGTATAAAAAAGGCGGCCATGCGGCCGCCGGTTAGCTGCTCCGCCGCGTGGCTAGAGCTGGCATTGGGTATTCAGCGCGTGGGCTTGCGCGGAAATTTTCCGGCCACCGCCCTGCCCGGCTTGCCGGTAGCTGGATGCAATCGCATTCACTGCATCCTGTGCCGGGGCGATCTCGTCAATGAGCTTCAGGGCAAGCGCTTCTTGGGCGGAGAACACCCGGGCCTCGGTGGCGGTCACCGCCTCCACGTCCAGACCCCGGTACTCAGCAACGGAGCGGGTAAACAGGTCGTAAGCCGCATCCAATCGCTTTTCAATCTCCCGCACTGCCTGGTCCGTGATCGGCTCGTGGGGTGACGCATCGTTTTTGTGCCCACCCCGAAAAAAGGTGTTGAACCGGATGCCGGCTGCTTCCTCGGCACGACTCACGTCGTAGGTTTCGATGATCACACCGATGGAGCCCACCATGGCCGTGGGACTGGCGACGATCCGCGAACAGGCTGACGCCAGGAAGTAACCGGCGGAACAGGCCGCAAAGTTGATCAGAGCCGTGATCGGCTTTTCGGCAGACACCTTTCGGATGTAGTCAGCCGCCTCCTTGCAGCCGAGCGCGGATCCACCACCGGTGTGGAAATCGAGAACAATCTCCGCGACCTGCTCGTTTCTCCGAGCAGCTTCGATCTGCCCCCTGAGCAGCTCATACGAAACCAGCTCTTCACAGGTCTCGGTGATCTCACCGCGACGCGGCACGAGAATCCCATGCACCGGGATCACGGCCAGCTGACTGGCTGTTTGCTCAGGCTGAGCCGCTCGCTGCTCATCATCGATCAGGGCCAATGGCGCCACGGGTTCAACCGAGTCGACGTCTTTACCAAGGAGGCGAGGCTCCAGCACAGACTTCACAGCAGTGACCAGCGCAGGCGTGGCGAATAGCGGCACACCAAACACCATGGACGCGACGTGCGGGTAGTTGATCAGGCGCGGCATAGGATGTCCTCGATCTCTTTCATTTGGGCGGGAGTGGCGTTCAGAGCGCTAGCGGAATTGCCCGGCTCAGCCATGTTCAGTGGCGTCAGATAACGATCACCACCAGGAATGGGCGGCATATTCTCAAGGCGCCGGACATCGTTGGCGGAGAGCCAGCCCCAGTTCCGACCAATCGCGTAGGCTTCGTAACGGGACTTCTGGTCACCCCGAAGCAGCCCACTGACATTGAACTCGATGTATAAATCAGAGCGCTCAGACGGCAGCAGAAGATCCCGCATCATCGCCGCCTCGTGACGTTTTACCCACGGCAGCAGCGTGTAAATAACGAACTGCAGGCCCATGTGCTCAATGTTGTTGAACGTGGCGCGATCCATCATCTGGATCATGTGGGGAGGCACTTTATAGAGCTGGCAGATGGTGACCGCCGAATGCTTTCGGCTCTCCAGCAGCTGGGCTTTCTCGTTGTCCATGGCAAGCTGCTTGTAGGTCATGCCTTCTTGCAGCATGGCGACACTGAACATATTGCGGATGCCGCTGTGCCGTTCAGCAAACTTGCTCAGCAAACGGTCGAGCTTGGCCTGGTCCGTAATCGGCGCCGCCTCACGCGGACGCTCAATCACACCAGACATCGTCGTTCCCCGGGAGAATACCGCCGAAGCGTGCTCTTCCGTCGCAATGGCAAGCCCAATCGCATCCGCGTTGGTCTCGATCGGCGAGACCCCGACATAGCCATCCAACGAGAAGCCCTTAATGTGATGCACCATTCGGGACGGCAGGATCTCGTTCTGATCAATCAGGTGGTAGTACGGCATGCCGTCATTGCCCTTGAGCACCCGGACCTTGGTATTGCTGACCGGGATCAGCTCCTGAACGTAGCCCGCCCCGTCGCGATCAATCAGCGCGATGTGGTTGCCGTCCAGCCCAAGCGCTCCCTGGGCCTGCTCGTAGTACTCGAAGGCGGTGTCTTTCCGGTTTGGCTGGGAGTGGATGACGTCGTAGAGCGGATGATCGGTCGCCCGCTCCCGATTGCCATCGCCGGTACGCCGGTAGAGTTCACATGGCAACTGGGCCACCGATTCCGCCAGAAGCGTCACGCAGCCTCTTAGGGCCGTGAGTGCCAGCGCCGTGTCTTTGCTGACCATGGCGCCAGCCGCGCTGGAGCGGGCGGCCACGGAACTCACCCAGCTGCTCCAATCATTCCCGGGGTTACGGCTGCTGGCTGAGCCGGACTGAAAGAAGCTACGCAAGAACATCAGCGGTCACCCCTCGTCTTTTGTCGGGCCTGGAAATCCCGCACAGCCAACGCCCGGGCGCTCATGAACGACCACACCAGGCAGAGTAGCCCGCCGACGATGTAGCCCGCCGGCGGGTACACAAGCCAGGAGCCAAAGGCCACCAGCAGCGCGCCCACCAGCCCTATCAGGAAAGTGAGAACAGAGATCAGCATGTCACGTCCGAAGTATCGTAAATGGATGGCTGAATCGGATCGCCCTCGGAGCGAATTGCCCGCCCAAGAGCCATGATCAGGGCCACAACCCCGTCAATCTTGTTTTCCGGAAACTCCTTCCGGGGATAGATGTTGTCCTTGGCATCCAGATGCGCCACCACGTTGGACATCATCCAGGTCAACACTGGGTCGCCGTTGTGCCGGATTCGGCCTTCGAGAGTAAGGGCTTCCAGAGTCTTCATGGGCTCGCTCATGTTCTGGACCGTCTGCCGGTACTCGATCATCGGCAGCCCCTCTTCCAGCATCCGCGTCGCCAGATAGGTTGCCTGCCAGGGATCGAACGCAACACTCTGGATATCCAGAAGGCCGGCAAGCTCCCGCAAGTCCTGCTCAATGAACGCAAAATCCGTGGTTGCACCAGGCGTCAGGGTTACCAGCCCCTGACGAGCCCACCCTGAATAGTGCTGGTTCCGGCCCTCTTCTGCTGCGTCCTCGGGTATGTAGTACTTGCCGAAAGCGGCGTACCCACCGTCGTCTTCTTCCACCAGGACAACCAACGCCGCGATGTCGATCTTGGAAGCCAGATCCAGCCCAATCCAAGCCTTGCGCCCGGCGCATCCCTCCAGCGTGAGCGCCGGATTGCCGCACCGCTCCCACGCCTGAAGATCCATCCAGGCCGTATCCGCGTTTACCCAGACGTTCAGATGCTTGGTCAGGAAGTTGTTAGTGGCCGCCGCCATCGTCATGGCCTTGCGAGCCTTGCGCTCGATGTCTTCCGGATTGACCGAAATTCCCCAGTTCGGGTTGGCCTTTATCCAGCTGGCCGGCTCCGTCCAGTCGTCGTCTTCGTCGATCGTGTAGATGATTCCGAAGTAGCTTTCGTCCTTGACCACACCTTCCAGAATCTTCGTCACGTAAGCGCGCTGCTCGTAGCAGATACCGGCCCGGTTGAACCCGGCCGTGGTAATCAGCCACAGCAGAGGCTGCTTTCGGGCACCGGTCGCTGTTTCGATAACATCGAAAATTTCGCGGGTCTTGTGCGCATGCAGCTCATCGATCAGGCCGCCGTGTACGTTCAGGCCATCGTGGTTACCGCCCTGGTCCCGGCTCAGGGAGCGAAACACGCTGTTCGTGTGCTCGACATAGATCGATTTCGAGCTTGTCGCGACACCAAAACGGGCCTGAAGCCCGGGCGTCCGGTCGACCATCTGCTTGGCGTCTTTCCAGGTGATCTGTGCCTGGTCCCGTGTGGTGGCAGCGCTGTATACCTCGGCGCCCGGCTCACCGTCAGCGGTAAGCAGATACAGGCCAACGCCTGAAGTTTCGGATGACTTGCCCTGCTTTCGAGGCATCTCGTTGTAGGCCGTCTTGAATCGGCGGTACCCGTCCTCGTTGATCCAGCCAAACACCGTAGTCAGGCGGAAGATCTGCCAGGGCTGAAGCTCCAGCCGCTTTCGCTCCCGCGCCCACTCGCCCTTGACGTGGGGCAGCAATTCGATGAACTGGCAGACCCGGTTCGCCAGTGCTGGCTCCCACCAATAGGGAAAATCTGCCGTGCCTTCCCTGTCCAGGTCTCGCAGCTGCCGCTGACAGGCCAGCCGTACCCATTTGCAGGCAGGAATCTCGCCGTCAATCACCTGCCGGATGTACTCCATTGCGATGGCGACGTAATCCCTGGTCATCAGATACTCTCGAATCCACCCAGATCGAGCTGGCCCTGGGCCGGCGCTTTCACCTTACTGGCACCCGCTGGAGTCAGACCAAATTCATTCGCACTCTTCATCACCTGATCCCACAGCTTGTTCCGGATCTGGAAATAGACCGACTGAACCGCATAGTTCTGCGGCGTGAAGTCCACCATGTCCTCCAGCCGTTTCAGCTTCTTGGTGATTTCCTCGAACTTGCCAACCGAGTCGCAATGAGCAGCAAACGCCGCCTGGTCCAGCAACGAGATCAGTCCGGCCTTTTCCAGCTGAGGCCCTACCTCAGACCAGTATTTCTTTGCAGAGCGCGGCAGCCACTTCGGGCATTCCGGCAGACCGATCGGCCGCTGCTCATTCGCACCGTGGCTATCCCGGTCCTTTCTGAAATTCCCTTCCAGGACTTTCAGCTGTGCCGGCTTTGGTCTACGTCCTGCAGTCATAAAAAAAAGGGGCACCCTTTCGGATACCCCCCCTACCTCAATTTTGCCATCGTAAAAAATCACG